TTATAATCCGCTTCAGTTTCGTAAAATCTGCCGCGCTCATTAAACCCGCTTTGTTATCCGTCGCAAGATCTACGATTACTTTGCCGTCAGTCCCGACTTGAATATTCGACAACTTAACGAAATCTCCCGAACTCATCAAACCGTCAGAATTCGCGGAAGCAAGTCCGTATTGTGGAATGCTTATTAGCGTCGGATCGTAACCCGGATCAAACTTCGTACCGCTCCCAATTTTGACGGACTCCTCTCGCAGCTTTCCCGTTCGTGAATCTACGATTTTGGATAACGTCTGCTGCGTCTTTTTAAAGGACGCGACTATACTCGGAGCCTTCTGAACAATGCTTCCGAATGTGAATTTCGGAGATTTTAACGGATCAGAATAATCCTCGACTTCTACGACGCGTATCTGCACGTCAATATCCAACGGATCTAAAATGCACCAGACGTAATCTCCCAGTTGTATATCTTGAATACCGAGCTCGGAAAGCTCGACATAAGTGAGCGAAATTGAGATGTCGATCTGATCGTGAAGTTCCTTCTTCATTTGCGCAATTAGCTGGTCTTTGTTCTTCTCCGTATACTTGTCATCGCGAACAGGCGCCGCATGGCGAATCCCGTAAATGCTTGCTAGTGGACTCGTATATTCCGCTGTAACCGCATAAGTTCCGGTTTTTTCGTCTTTTTTACCGAATCCTTTGATAAACGTTTTGAGCTGGCTTGTATCGATTTCTTTCGATGGGTTGGCAGCGTTAAGTCTGTGCCGTACCTGATGGTCGGTGTATCTCGCAATCTGCTTCGCAATATAAATAGTCTTGCCTGCGCAATCAAACTCGGCACCGAGCTCCGAGACGATCGTCTTCAAAAGATCAAGCGAAAAGTTGTCGCCAAAATTCGAAACTTTGATCGTAGACGGCAACCCGGTCTTATCAACTTCGTAATTGTAACCGGTCCCTTTCAGTGCGATATTTAGAGCCTCTTCGATCGTATAATCTTTTTCTTTCTCCTCGACTTCGTAAATATAAACGTCAGCAAGATCGATAAACATGCGATGAATGCCTTTCACTTTCACAGACCGAACGGAGGCGTTGATTGGACGGATGACGTACTCTTCACCTTCGTATATCAAATAATTCTCCGGCTGAACCAAAGGAAAGGAGTGAGCGTTTGTTTCGTGCCTAACGACCGTGACATCGATGTACTTTTCACTGTTTAGACCGCGCTTTCTTGTTACGCCATACTTAGTCAACGCTTCCTCTTGTCCGAGCCTGCTGCGTACGGATAATGCCTTCAAAAACTTCACCTCACGATACGTAGTAGAAACGGAAGTTAAAAGAGGTCTCGATACTGCCTGTTGTTCCGCTTAACTTGAACTGATTCCATCCTGGAGCAAGCGTGATCAAATTTCGATTTGTGTTTCCGAATATACTAGTATTATTTTTAGACGCCCTAACTCGATTAAGGACAATCGTGTCCCCTAACGCTGTTGTGCCAAAATACTGCCAAACATCCCCGGTTGTTTGATTCGTAATTTTAAGATTTGACGACTTGCCTTTATACGTAATAATTAACGGCACCTCAACCGGATCTATAGGAATATCCCCCGCATTATAGATTGAAAACGACGTAGTCTTGTGTGTATACGACGGGATGGTATCGGTGAGCCCTTCTCCCAAAAGCCACCTATTCGCGTCAAACGTGAACGGATCGAGTGTCGTGCCGAGCGATTCCGCAAATCCGTCCGCACAGTCAAATTGAATATTAAAGTCTCCCATTGTCCCGATGCGATCAACGTCAAAAGACGAGCTTACTTCCACCTTCCATCGCTTATAAGGCTCCGATTCTACAATGATGTAGAATTGCGTCTGCTTGTAAAGTGCCGCTACTATTTTGTTCCGCAGCAAGAAGAAATCGTCCGTGTCTTCGGCAAACAGGCGACATTCTGCTTTGATCGACCGTATTCCGAAGTCTTTTCCTGTTCTAATGCTGCCGTTTGTCCCTTCGATTTTTTCGTAATAGATGTTAGGAGACGGCGCATCCGGAACAAAGCTTCGAACTAACACAGAAAGGTCCCTCGCCATATCGACGGTGGACCCGTTATCATAAACGATCTTAAAATTGCTGTCTGTTATCGGGATTTTTTCCACGCAAGCACCTCCCGTCTATTAAATATTAAACGCGTTCAAGACGCCCACTTCCTCGGCCTGCTGACGGCTAACATACGGCTCCACCAAGCGCCCGACAACTTCGTCGTTCATCACGATCACTTGGCCGTCACTGTTGCGGATGGCCCTTTCGATAGACGTGAGAGCCGCCAATACTTCCGGCGAGGCTCCGACCTGGCTTCCGACTACCGCCGTATGTCCTGCGTCAATCATCCGCATCAAATTCGCCTGTTGCGCTTCCGTTAGAACCATTTCGTTCCGCAGTGCCCGGATGTCGACTTCGTGACTCATCGGAGCATTTTCGAACTTAGACGCAAGGCCACCGGTATGGAGCCTGTTGATCTGACCGCGGCCGACGATGCCGCCGACGTGATACGGAACTTCTTGTCCGCCTTTTCCGTGCGTCTTCTTGAATGTCTCCGCGCTCTCTTCGATTTCCGATCCGTCCATGCTATAGGTGACGTGGATCTTTTTATTGATCCTTCGCGCCAGCTTAGCGTTCATGTTTTCAGCTTCGTTTGTAATCTCCTGGACCTTCGACTTTGCCGCCTGAAGCTGCGCGATTTCTTTATCGATTGCTTTAACGGCATCACGATACTCCTTCGTCTTTTTGTCCGCAGCCGTTGTGTTGTTTTCGAGATTGGCTTTCGCGTCTTTGAGATTAGCGATTTCTTTCTTGAGAACGTTGACGCCTTCTCCTTTTTTCGCGTTCAAACCGACTTGTTGCAGCTCAATATCAATCAATTTCTGGTTAATATCCTTCAGTTTGCCGAGCTCTTTTTGTACTTCACCTAAGCTTTCTCGCTTTGTCTGTAGATTGTCGAGGTTTGCGACGAGTTGTTCCCGCAATTTATTGAGCGTCGCTTCTTCGGCGGCTAAATTAATTTCGGCTTGGTACTGCGCTTTTTCGTTACCTTCTGCTTTTGCTGAGTTAAGTTCGTCAGTTACGTCCTTTACTTTTTGCGTTTGATCAGCAATCTTCCCCTCTAATTCTGCTCGCTCTCCATCTAATTTTTTTATATCTGTTTTAAGATTCTGCTGTTTTTGAAGGTGTTCAGCTTCTTTGCTCTGAGCTGTAGCTTTTTGTTTTTCTAATTCAGTCCGAAGTTCTTCCGCCTTAGCCGCACTTAACTTTTTAACGGCCTCGGTGTTTTTTGCAAAAGCATTGCCCTGCTCGCTAATAGCCGCGTTTGTTTCTGGCGCCTTCTTTACGATGTCGTCATTCAGTTTCAGAAAACGGTCAAACTCCGCATTTGTAAGCCCGGACCGCTCCTTTAGATTCGCCTGCTCGTCTTTAAGACGTTTGATAACCTCTGGATCTGTCTCCGTTTTCAAACGGTCATTAAGGTCGAGATAATGGGCAAACTCATCCGCAGTCAGCTTCGTTTTTGATTGAAGCTTATCGAATTCTGATGCGACCTTATCAAGCGACTCGATCTCTTTCTGCTTTGTCTCCGCAGCCTCCAAACTAACGGTGTTCATTGCGTCATAACTATTTTTAATGCCGATGAGTAAGCCGCCGAGAAGAGAAAGAGCCGTAATCGTCAGCCCAACCGGCCCCAACGTTAAGCTTTTCAGCGCAACTCCAAGTTTGACAACCGTCGACGCTACGAGCGCAATCGCCGCCGCTGTCCCCGCCATTTCGAGTCCTGTCGTGATAATTCCCGGATTCAGCTTATTAAGGAAATCGAGTATTTTCGTTCCCTCGTCTACAATTTTTCGGAAAGTAGGCAAAAACTCGTTACCGATCTTGATGCCGAGGCCATCGAGCGCACTTCTGAATTTTTCGAAGGATCCGTTCAGGTTATCCATTTGCGTTTTAGCTACACGATCAGCCGTACCACCGGCTTCTTTTAACGTACTTGAATATTTACGCAGTTCCTTTTCGCCAACGCTGAGTAACGTAACAAATCCGGAAGCCGCTTCAGTTCCGACAAGCTGTGCGGCAGCTGCCGTTTTCTGTGACGACGTCATGCCGTCAAATCTTTCCGCGATATGTCCAATGAGTTCCGGCAACGGCTTCAGGTTGCCGTTCGTGTCTTGTATTTCGAGGTTATATTTTTTAATCGCTCGTGCGGACTGTCCGACTGGATTCGCCAAATGCAATAGCGTCGCCCGCAATGCGGTACCCGCCATCGATCCCTGAATACCCGCATCTGACATTTTCGCCACTGCTGTCGCCGTGTCTTCGATCGAATATCCAAGAGAGGTCGCAACAGGGGCAACGAATTTCATTGCGTCACCTAATTGGCCGAGGTCCGTATTCGCCGTCGTCATCGCTTTAACAAGCACGTCGACCGCGCGCCCAGACTCTTCCGCTTTGATTCCGAAGCCCGTCATAATGTTCGAAACGATATCGGCCGATCGTCCGAGGCTTTCGTTAGACGCAGACGCCAGGTTAAGGACGGCCGGTAATGATCCGATTTGGTCCTCTACGCTGAAGCCCGCCATTGCTAAAAATTGGAGTCCCTCCGCCGCCTCTACCGCTGTAAATTTCGTTTCAGCGCCCATCTTAGACGCGATATTTTTTAGCGCTTCGAATTCCTGACCGGTCGCGCCGCTGATCGCCTTAACGTTCGACATGGCCGCTTCGAAGTCTGCCGCAGTCTTGACGGATGCTCCGATACCGGCGACTACCGCACCGCCGACGGCCAGCGACGCCTTTTGTATCTGGCCCATATCTTTCGATAGATTTTTAGACGATTTCCCCATCTCCGACATGTCGCTCTTTGCTTGATCGGATTTTTTAGACCAATCGGCCATATCGAGAATCAAACGGGCACGTATTTCTCCGACTGTTGCTCCGGCCATCTAGTTACCTCCTTTCCGAAAAGCTGCTTGCATCATGCGTAATTGTTCGAATTTTTCTCTATCGAAGTGATTAGCGTTTTCGATTCCTGCTGTTCTCGTAAGCCCGTTCATTAGCGACTTGAAATCTTCGTCCTCACTTGATCGGTTATTCGTAGCGAGGGCGATACGGACTTCCTCAAGGCGTCTAATTGCGCTTTGCTTTGCTTTGGCGCGAATAAGCTTCGGAATATCAACCATGTAATAATCGTTTTCAATCTCGCGCTGAGTGACTCCGAGAATAATAGCCGCATCTATTAAGTAGTCTTCGATCGTATATGAGACGCCCTCTTCTTCGCCTACTTGCCGAGGTTCGGAAGAAGGCTTTTCACGTTTTTTGCCATCGAAGACAACCGGTTTTTCTTAACCGTTAAGGCGAGGTATTCGAACATCTCGTCTGCCCCAACGTTTTCTGAAATGTAATCCGCGTCAACATCGCTCAGTGCCGAGACAATTCCGACGATCTCATCGAGTCCTACTTCGAGCCCGGTGACTACATACGAGTAAAAGTCTTCCGGAGGCGCGCTTAGAACTTGAACGATAATTCCGGGCAGCTTATCGACGGCCCCGAATAATTGCTTCCACTTCTTCGGTGTGAGCTTCGGAATCTCGACCGGATAATCACCGAAATAAAGTTGCTCAGGATCTTTTTTGGTGAACAGTTTCATAAAACATCTCCTTTCTCTTAAATAAAAAAGACACCGCGGTTAAGCGATGTCTCTCGGTTATTCTGCTGCGGATTCGTCTCCCATAATGAACAAGTCTCCATCGTTATCCGTATCCGGATATGCGACAAAGGTCAGATTCGCAATCCGTTCGTTGTCTGAATCGTAAGTGTACTCCGGATCAGCTACTGCGCCTGCTAACGGAATTGTGATATAATCGTTCGGCGTTGTCGAAGGCGCAGTCGGCTTAATAACGAGTTTCTTTGCGGCTGCGAGCATGTCGAATCCCGCCTTACCGCTAACGACTAGCTTTTTCTTTGTCGAATCGGTACCATCGGTCACCAACCGACTGTTCGGAATGGCTACCGCAAGTCTATCGAGGTCATGTAGAGCGAAAGGGATCGTGACTTCTGCGGTCCTCCCCTTCATCGTAGACTTAACGATTGTGTCTCCGTATTGATCGACCGTGGTGTCTTGCTTTGATGTTTGAACCTTAAACTGAATTCCGCCCTTAGTGATGTCGTAGGTAACCATATCGGCGCCTTCGCCATACTCAACAATTGCTGGGCCGATCGGTACGTTAATACCTCTAATTCCTGCCGCCATGCAATTTCCCCCTTATATTCAAAATAAAAAGCCCCTGATTAGGGGCGTATCACGCAATCAAAATTCAAAGAGTATTGAGGACGATTGTTGTCGTCGTATCCAATAAACAACGGGACTGAAGTAGTATCGCGAATAATAACAACTGAATTCTCGCCGATCATTACCTCTTTCAAATTGGTGAGCGAATTAAAAAGCTCGTAAGCTTTATCTTCGCAATCCTGTTCGCCTGCTGCGCGTCCTCTTACAAGTATCTGAAAAGACGGCTGCTTTTTCCCGGTCCATTGCGATGTCGGAAAACCGCCGGTCAGTTTTACGGAAATACATTCGTCAGGTGCTTCGCGAGGGAATCTGTTCGGAAAGTAAACGCCAGGAACCCGCGATTTAATGAACGATATTAATTCGAGTATCTTCAACGTTTACCTCAACTCCTCTCTTACGGCCTCTGCGACGTTCCGTATATACTTTTCGGCCTCTCCTTTTAACGGTCGCTCAAGGTACTTGTTACCGACCGTATATCCGTCCGTTCCACCGGCTTGTGCGGATGTAGGTCCGAGATTGTAATCGGCTTCGTGCGTCCAAATTGCGTAGTTAAATCCGTTTTCTACTGCACGGAAGGATACTTCGCCAATCAACCGATCTCGCGATAGTTTTACCTTCTTCTGCATCCCTCTACGAAGTGTCGCCTTATCGATAGGTGCGATATTTTGGGCGATACGAGCGAGATCATCGGTATTGTCCTCCATCGCTCGGACTGCCGCCTGCTCTGCGCCGTGTTCAGTTCGGTTTAGTCGATTAAGGAAATCGCTTGCGTCGAAATCAAAACTCAAACGATCACCTCCGTCAGAATCGGCTTTCCGGATACGTGCCTTCTTACGTTGATCTCTTTCGGCTTTCTCGCAATTGTCTCCCCGAGTTCATTCGTAAATAAGATCGTATCTGAGTACCGAATATCCGCCAGTTTATCGACTAGAATTCTCGCAGTGGCGACGGACTCTTCGCTTTTAATGACGCCAGACGATCGCGATAAACTGATTCGAGAGCCCTCGTCGACACGGCACTTGACTGCGAACGGTTCGATTTTTATTGGATTGCCCCACGAATCGAACTCTCCGGAGCTGTCACGCTCCACCGTAATCGTCTGCCTCATAGGAACGATAGCCATCTACAACACCGTCCATTGAATACGACGTCCGCCGAGCTTCACACCGTTTTCTTCTCCGATCAGATCAAGCGTCTTTTTCGGAATTAACGATTCATCATCGACTTTCATCGTATCTTTAAAGTTAAACGACGCCACACCGGTCAAAGAGAACGACGCAATTCCTTGTTTGTTCAGACGGTTCGTGTCGTTATAGGCAATTGCCAGCACGTTCGCGAATTCGTATACTGCGTCAGCCGGTATTTTATAGTCGGGAAATTTACGGACGAGAACGTCATCAGCAACGTTTAAGATCCGTTGCTTCCTTTCGTGATCAGAATCGTTCCAATCTTCGTTATCTACCGTAAAACTGTTGATATATTCGTCAGCACCCTCGACGCTTACTGTCATATCGCCACCTCCTGTTATTTTGCGGAGGATTTACGCGTTTGTTTCTTCGCTGCCGGCTTTGGTACGGCTTCCTCCGTTGGTTTGTCGATTCTAGTTACGTCTACCAGTTCGGACAGGACTTTGATTTCGTCCACATCATCTGTTTTAAATACGCCATTTTTGAACGACTTAAATGCGTCGCCCACGTAAAACCCAAGTTCGGGATATTTCGATTTGAATTCCGCCATTATTCCACAACACCTCTGTCAAAATAAATAAGCCCGCGATTTGCGGGCCGTTGATTACGCTAATCCTTTGATTCGTGCGTGTGCTTTTTCTTGTAGGAATTGAAGTGTATATTCACCGACGACTTGCCCTTCGTAGTAATCGCCTTTCTTGCCAAGGTATTCGTGGAAGAATCCTCGATCTGCAAGAGGTCTGATTTCAGTACGGTTTGCGTCGAAGATAAACAACTCATCTGCATTTAGGTTGTTGTTCAAAAGAATTTCCGCTTGGCCGAAGTCAGAAACGAAGTGATCAACGACCTGTCCGCGGCCATTGTCTGCGCGAGTCAGGCGGATTTGAGATTTATCGAAGTTTGAGATCGCACGTTTTTGTTTTGCGCCAACCATAATCTTAAACGCACCGCCCGTTGTAAACCCGCCTTTTTCGTAGATTTTCTGCATAGCATCGTTAACTTTTTCGTCAGTTAGTGCGGAATTTTGTGCATCGATTACATTAGTTTTGATAAATTGGCGCATACCTTCCATCTGACGAACGATCCCGTCTGGTGATTCGTACTTGATACCGCTAATTGCGGCTTTTTCAAGCTGTAACGCCAGTTCAAGCTGTTTCTTCTGCTTCTCGTACTCGTACAGGTTGTCGATGCCGTAGTTACTTACTGATGCCGCGGTACCAGTAATTGAAATTGTTTCGTCGAAGATTTGTGTGATGTTAGATACGCGTTTTCTTGGCTTGTACTTAGCGTCGCGTGCGTCAGCACCTTCTCGACCTTCAACGAATTGTACTTGGATAACCGCACCGTCTTCGATAGCTTCCGCAGTTGTTCCGGCATATCCCCGTACAACAGTCAATTTAGTTCCATTAACCGCTACAACTTTAAGTAGTTCGTCGCCGATCTTAACAACTTGATCAGAACGGAAAGGTTCTGCGTCTGCTACTTCTACCTCAGTGTCCGCGTTAGTTTTTGCTCCGACGACTCTGGACTCATCTGCAATCATTTCGTCCTCGAACCATTGGTGCTCGACTTGAGTAACCGGATCGCTAAATCCTAATAGATTCAACAAAGGCGTTTGGTGTTCATTTAAAAGTAAAATCTCATCTACAACGGATTCCTTCTTACCTACTAATTCACCTGATAAAATTTTTGACATTCGATTTCCCCCTCAATTTTCGCATTAAAAAGCGCCCGTTAAGGCGCTGTTTACTTCGATAATTCTCTTTTCAATTTTGCGTAGGCCACTTTGTCTTCAGGCCGGCCGCTATGCTTCGCTCTTTCTGCGGCTTCTTTCAATAGTTGTTCCGCTGTCTTTTCGGAAGCTCCTGCGGCGTCTCCGTTCGAGCTCTGCCCGATAGGCTTTGGCGCCTTCTTCTTGACCAAGAACGGTTTATTGTCAACGAGCGTTTTGACAACGTCCTCCACTCCGACAACCTTTCCGTCTTCAACCTTTACCGCGGACAGGTCGGCCAACGCAATGGCGTCGTCAATGTAGGCGATATCATTGCTCGTAGCAACCTTAATAAATTCATTGCGGATTTTCTCGCGTTCACGGGCTTTCTTCTCTTCTTCGAGTTGCTGAGCGAGAGTTTTCTCGGCCTCTTCCTTCGCTTTCAAGTCTTTTTGGAGGCGCTCAAGCTCCGTCATTTCGCTACGCTTACGTTCCTCTTCGGCAGTTTTCTTTGCATTGTAGTCTTCGACGAGTGTTTTGAGTGAATCAACTCCGTCGATGCCTAGCTCTTCAAAGGTAGACTTAAAGGCTTTTAAATCGTCGTTAACCTGCTTGAATCTGTCGTAAGGAATTGTTTTTACTTCGTCTTTTGGCGGTTCTGGTGTATCGGTGTTTTTCGGCTCCGCAGCCGGTGGTTCCGCCTGGTCTTTAGTTTCTTCCGCAAAATGCTGTAAATCTAACGACAATAAAGATTTTGATAGTTCCATAACCTTGTTTCCTCCTATTACGTTTTTAACGTCCAACGCGACGAATTTATCGGATAGTTTAATGTCATAACCGAATTTGGACAAAATAAAAGACGCCGTATTCGACGTCCACTGTTATTCCGCCATTATTTTTGCAGCGCGAAGAGCAGAAAGCAGCGCATTAAAATCCGCGACTAAGCCTGCGATATCCTCTGCGGTACTATCCGCTTGTGCAGCCGCCTGTTTCGCAGTCAGCTTCGAATTGAGCGTTGTTTGCAAGTTGGTAATTTGCGAAATTGGATGCGTATGTGACGAAGGTGGGAAATTTTCCGGCTTGTTCTGAATTTCCGACCAATCAACAGCTTTATCACCGCCTCCGATACTCGCATAAACGAATTTACCTTCAGCGTTCTTCGTAACAGGAACGATTGGTACGGCCTTCAATCCGTCGACGTCTTCGTCAACAACTTCGGCAGATCCAGCCGGATCAGTTTCGACGGGATAACTCATTTCGTTATCAAGCGCAGTACCTTCCTCCGGATCTGACCTGTATGAGAAACTACCCTCCGCAGTCTTCTGAACGAACACGACCGGGATCGCCTTTGTACCGTCAAGTGATTCGTCAACAACTTTGCTAATGCCGCGTGAATCATTCGAGATACCAACGCGCATTTTATTATTTACGTTCAAAATAAAGCCCCCTCTGGATTTCTGATCGGTGAATACACGTGTTTACAATTCGGATGAAAAATCTCGCCCGACGCCTTCAACTGATCGTACGTCGGATAATTACCGGGCGCGTCTTCCGTCAATTTCATGATCCTTCCTTCGTAGAAACGACATGCGTCCTTCGCTCCGTGTGAAGATATCTTCGCATAATACACGTTCCTTCTAAGCGCCTCATTCGTCGTTGCTTCCCGATAGGTCTCCATCATTTTTGTACGCGTCGCCATGTCCGCATAAACTTCCGGCCGCCACCGTCTGCCAGCTCCGTCGATTATTCCGGTTTTCACTGACTGCTGAAGTGTATTTCGAATGTCGGACGCAATAGTACGTCGTCCATTTGTACCTCGTGTCATGTGATAACGCATAGAATCGGAGACAGCTTTCCGGACAGCCGCTTTCGTCTTCCGGTCGATATTCTGCGTGACCGCTAATAGGTCGGCCTGGGTATCGGCAACCGCAGCCGCAACCATTTCTTTGTTCAAGCGTGAAAAGGAAGCGATCTGTGACGCTTTGTCAATCGTTTCGGCAACTCCAAGAGAGACGATCGTGTTTATTACGCCGTCTCTAGCCGCTTTAGGTATGTTCTTTTCGACCCAAGCTTTCGACTTATCGTCTAGCTCCGAAAGGATTTCCGAAATAGAGGCCAGTGTCGCATTGGCGTTTGCCCGGCGAAAATTGTCGATATCAACTCGGTCCAATTCGATCAAAATGTCTTGAACGGCGTCCTTGTAATACGTTGCGAGTTGATCGGTTTGATAGCTATACTTCGGCTCCGGAACTCGCATTACTCGTCATCCTCTTCGACGACCTCTTCTTTTACTTCAGTCTCGTTAAATACCGATCCATCAACAAAGCCACTGACGCTTTTTTCATCTTCTTCAATTCTTCGTATAGTCTCTTCGGCTTTATCGTCATCTACTTCGTCAAGCTCTTTAATAGCAGATCGAACGTCAAGCGTAGGTTTGCCACCGGTTCTAATACTCGCAATCTCTGCCGCTTCTTTCTCGTTACGCGGAATCCCGTCGTTCCAGATCGCTTTTGGATATACCGGATCAGATACGGATAAGTCTCCGAATTCTTTTTCGAAGAGCATACACGTCCATAGCGCGTCCCGAATCGCCTTATCATAGTGCGCCCGGATCCGTTTCACTTTCGAAAGGATTGGCATAAATCTCGCTCTAATTGCTACTCCGTCCGTATGGGACGTCCCGGTGCCGCCCGAATTGTCTCCGGACACCGTCGTTCCGAAAAGCCATTGCGGCGTCTCTGCCATCTGAAAGACGTTACTGAAAAGGACATCTAATTCTTTAAAAGCCGCATCTAGTTGCGCTTGCCACACCATATATCCCGGAGTCGGATCGTCTTTGTTAACAGGAATGTACTTTCCGCCAAACTGTACCGCTCCATTGGTCGTTTCCAGGTCTGGACCATATGCAGTAGGATCGCTGTGCTTCCAAAGAATATAATCGATCTGAACAAGGCGGTCATTGATCGCAGCTAGCACAGTTTCTAGCTTTTCGATGAGCCCAATTCCGAAGTACGAATCATCCACTGACTTATACGGAACGTGGAAAACCGGTATGTGCGGCAGATTCGTTACTTCTACGTCTTCCTCTCGACCTGTCGGAACTTGTTCTCCGATGGTAAACAATTGGACCGGCGTCCCCGTCGAAGTATCAACGCCGTTACCATGTAAGCGATGTCGCGAATACATAATATAACCCGGTATGTGACGCTCAACATTCAGAAATGGGATCTCTGTTTTCTCGGTTTCAACCCACTCGACTTGTGCAATATTGATCGCCTTCGTCTGCTTAACATTGCCGGCGGACGTCTCCGGAAAAACCCAGCTTGCGTTAACATGCTCAATAATCGGCTCCATCTCGACACCTTCTGGCGCATCTCCCTCGATGAGTCCCATCTTTTTAAGCTCCGAATAATCCTGGCGGTAGCCATAGCGAACTTTAAACCACGCGTCGCCGCGATAACCATTCGCCGTAGCACTTTCGTGAATCAATTGATTAACGTCATTCTCCTCAACGTACCTGTTTAGCGCCCTCTGCTCTTCGCTGTCGTCGGCTTTTCCGCTCTCAAAACGGACCGGCTCTCCGACAAGTAGATCCGCAGGCTTGGTAACGAGGATATCCGCCAGGTTGATCGCGATATAGAGTTTTTCGAGCTGCGACGAGAATGGCGAATCTTTTAAAATAGCCGTTGCCCTTTCGTATACGTCTCGCTGCTTTCCGTCGAACCATTTTTTAGCCCGTTTATATTTCGCGAGTCTTTCGATTGAATCTTGCGGTGGAAATTGAGCACCCTTACGGATAATTCCGTAGGTTTTTACATATGTGAATTCGTCTGCATCGTCGTGTTTACGGTTAAATAAATTCATAGCTACTCGTTCCCATCGTTAAGCAATTCGTCAATATCTTCGATTTCTTTCGCGATATCTTCGTTGCTGGCCATCCCGCTTTCGTTTTCTGTTGCCGTTACCTGACGATCAGTAAGCAAGCCGAAACGTCTGAAGAACAAGTCGATCGCTTTAACAGACGGTTGTTTGCTTCGAATGAGTGAAATAAGTTGCGCATACACTTCGGATCGGTGTCCGGACAGCATATCGTCCGCGAGTAGATTCATATATTCGATGAATGCTTTATTCTGCGTCCGCCATCGGTAAACCGTAACGCGGTCGGCTCCGATTTCCTTGGCGAGCTCCTCCTGCGTCTTCCTTGCTTCGGCCATCAACTCGTTTTCCACGAGCAAAAGCGCGGCCTTTCGTTGTTGTAACGTTAATTTTGCCTCTAATTCTTTCAATCGTGACATTATTTCGCCTCCCCTTTAAATCCAATTCGGTTTTGCTACAAGCCTAGTTTTAGGTCGGAAAACTCCTTCGATAGCTTGCTGTAACGCATCAAGTGAATCCACATAATCCCCGAATGGGTATTGCGCCATCTGATCGAGGAGCATCGTGTGACGGTCGTTAAGAATAAGCGTTTTATTGTGAAGCATCGGCTCCAATGACTGAATGCGCTCGTCTTTCGATGACCTGTGCGACTTAACATCGTTGACGCGGCACGTATAAAGCCCCTCTTTTCTAACCGCTTCTTGCAATTGCCGGTAAAACTCGTGCTGAGCGTTGATCGTTTCAACGTTAAATATCCGGTGACGGTACTGCTTGATCTTTTTAACGATGATGTCAATATAAACGTGTGCTGGCTCTTTCGACGCATACTCGTCAAGTACGAAAATATAGCCGGTCGGCTCATGTTTCCCCAGCGTAATAACCGAGTTGTAGCAAGACCGCGCATTCTTTCCTTGTGCAATATCCCAGGCGCCGCTTATCGTGAGGTCCCTGATCGGTATTTTCAGTTCGTTATAGACGACATAAGCAACGCCGTTCTCATGGTAGTAATGGTAGTAAGCGTAGTTTTCCGGGAAGAAAAACTGCTCATCTTCACTGAAAGCAAGGTTTCGAAACTCCGAATTGTAGGCTCGCGTCCCCATGCCCACCTTTTCGTGCATGAGCTCTCTATAAGTCCAGCGCCAAGGCCACGCAAGTTCAATGCCCTCCTCCAATGCCTCTTTATTCTGCTCGTAAAACTCATCGACTTTTTCCATCGATTCTGAGCGCGCATAGATTTCGCAGTATTTTTCCCATAGCTGCGGATTTGTCGGTTCACTAATGACGGCACCATGAAAGCTCGATTTAAAGTCCTTCCGCTTTAGAACGTGGTTCAAGAGCCCTGTCGCCGATACCATCGTTCCGACCAGTATGATCGCAGTCGCTTTAGAACCGATCGGTACGACAACAGAGTTGAACCAGTGAACGAGCTTTTCTCGAGCTTCCTTCGTGCCTTCGTTGTTACTTGACGAAGGATCGTCAATGATAACGAGATCGGGACGGACAGCGCCGTGTCTTTTACCGCGAAGTTGCTTACCGGAAGAAGATGATTCAATCAGGATGTTCGTTGTTGTAATGAACGCTTCTTCGTTATCTTTTTCGTTACGACTTGCGGATTCATACATCATAGGTCCGAAGTCTTCGCGCAGTTTCTGATTGTATTTCATTTGTTTGTTGACCCACCCGATAAGCTTTTTTGATAGCGAGTCGGTTTCGGAAATGATCAGGATATATTTGCGCTTTCGAAAGGCCGCTTGGTGTAATGGAAGGGCGTTCGAAAACATTCCGGACTTTGAATGTCCCCGCGCCGCTGCAATCGCAAGTCTAGCGTTCCTTTTTTCGTTATTCACGTAGTTACAAAGATCAAAAAACTCTTCGTGAATCTTTGCGATATCTTCGATTCCATCATGCGGTGTTCCGTCGTCTGCGTTCTGAACGATATTGTCCTCGTTATCCGGGTTTAGGCCGTCGCTTAGATACTCGTAAGTAAAGTACGCTACATCGAGTTCGGCCTTATGGACCCGCTTCAGCTTCGTCAATT